CGGAGATGTTAGACAGCTAGCAGACGGTTACGTAAACGCTTCAATCTAAGGAAAAGAATGAAACCATTGTATATTTGGGCCGGCGGTAAAAACAAAATGATCCCTAAGTATCTCATGGATCCGGGTATTCCCTATTCTGGTTATGATACTTTTGTGGAACCGTTTTTCGGCGGTGGTGCTATGATGGTTCATATCTATCAAAATAATCCCACTGTTAAAAAGTTTATTATTAACGATGTTAACGCAGAGATTGTTGGACTGTATACTGCTATTAAAACCAACGTTGCAGACTTTACTGCAAGAATGGATATTCTACAGGCACAGTATTTGCCATTATCAAAAGTAGATCGTAAAAAGTTCTACTACGACCTACGTAAAGAATACACTACTAACTGGACACAATGGAATGCCACTGATGAAAGTGCTACACTGTACTTCTTAATGAAGACTGGCTTTAACGGCATTTGGCAAGTTAATCAATCTAGTAATGGTCGCTTTGCTACACCTAGCGGACTGCTGAATCAGACTGTTAAAGTTTATGACAAGGACAATGTATTAGAGTGGAATGTATTCTTACAAAAAGTAGACATCTATTGTGGTGATTGGTATCATTGTGCGAGTGCGGTTCAAGGCAGTGCTTTCTTCTTTATGGATCCCCCTTATAGAGACAGCTTTACACAATACGGTCAAATATTTGATGACAACGCACACATTAGTCTTATCAACTTTTGCAAGCAGGAAGACCTAAAAGGCAATACTGTATTTTACTGCAATAGAGATGCAGGAGATTCATTCTACACTACCCATCAGGGTCACCTGGCGTTGAGCTATTACAATGTAACTTACACTGCTGGTCGTCGTAAGCAAAACAAAGACGATGCGGGCGTGATCACTAGTCAAACTGCAAAGTCTGCTAGAGAGATTTTGCTTTACAGTCCTAGAATATCATCTATGAACTGTACTGTTGATGTTAAAGCTGAAAAAACCAAAGCAAAAAAAACTACTACTAAAGTAGCAAAAAAGCCAAAACCAATATTAGACAAAGATATGTTTGTAACTGCTTGACACTATTACTCGTTGGTGCTATAATAATGGCATGTACAAAGTAATAAACAATAAAGTAGAAACAGATTTTCCTAGCTTAGATGCGGCAATGGCCTATGCTAAGACTCTAGATGCTTTTGTCAGCATTATAGGAAGCGAATTTGAAATCGTGGGCATGTTTGGTGTAGACAGCGTCAAAGATGGTCTGTGCCCAGACGGTGTTAAATATGATTGGAACAAGGCCAGCCGAATTGGTCGCGTTAAAAAGGAGCGAGCGTAATGGAAATCTCAAGAGCCGAACAGAGCGTTATAAAATACAATCTAGAGCAGTATCGTTTAGATTCTGCTCGTTTGGAAAAACAACGAGAACAAGACTATGCTAAACAGATTGAAGAACGTAGACTTGATCAAATCATAGCAGAACGAGTAGCGAGAAACCTTCGTTTAGATTTGGACAAGGGTCGACACATTGATTTAGAATGCTAAAAACACGTACACCGCGTATTGGTGAAAATAAACGAGTAAGAGTTTAAAACTTGTACTCTTATAATAAGGATTTTATCTGTGAGTTCGGTATATTATTATCATTCAACATTTTGGCAGCAGTTAAAGAATCTTGCAAGTACCAATACAAAGTTAGATGCTAATACTGTTAGCCAGATAATGAGCTTTGCTCCAATGAGCAAGTCTGACGATACATTGTTTTGGGTGGGTAGATTACTAAATGGCATTAGTGCAGTTGACAGGACTGGCATGTTAAACAAATTTAAAACTAACTATGTCCCAATCCCAACAGTTGGAGATTTTAATAAATCGCTAGGACAAATATGTTTAGAAACTGCTGAACAATATTGGGTTGATCACGATTATCTTGAAGTATTGTGGAGTGGAGGTATTGATAGTACTGCCGCTACTCTAGCATTGTTAGAAACTAAACCAACTGCTAAAAAACTAGTGATAGTCTGTACACAGGATAGTATCAACGAATATCCATTATTTTACGATCTTTATAAAGAATTTTGTCAAGTATTAACAAGTGACGAGTTTTTTAGTATTGACAGAGTAAATACATCTGCAACAGTAATCACAGGGGATGGAGGCGATCAGATTTTTGGTTCTCAGTTGGTTGTTGTAGATGATGCAGATCTTTACAAAACTAAGAGTACTTGGCATGGTTTGTTTGATTGGCCCAACGTTTTTCGACAAAACACAATAAAACCTACAGCAAATACTGTAAATCGGATATCCGTTGTAGAACCTTGGACTAAAGAGGAAAAGAATCACCTCATAGAGAAGTTAGAACAGCATATAACTGCTTGTCCATTTCCTATTGTATCATGTTTTGATATGGCCTGGTGGTTAAACTTTTCTACCAAACTAAACTATGTTGCAGTTAGGATTCCAGTTGTCAGTGTAGATAAGTTTAATCAGTCTCAGGAAACATTAGATTTAACAAAAAGAAAAGCATTTTATCTTAATGATGATTTCCAACGCTGGTCAATAGCTAACCATGATTTAAAGATTTCAACGGAAAGTAAGACATACAAACAACCGGCAAAAGACTTCATATATTCAATAACCGGCGACGCTGACTATGCTGTTAATAAGAAGAAAGAACCATCAACTCCTAAACTATTAGAGGATGGATGGTTTGGTAACTGGAAGAAAGACTTAACTGCTAACTATGTCATGTTAGAAGATGGAAGAATGTTCAACTCTACAAGACATCTCAGCACAGAACTAATAGAAGAAATATTTAAAGTTAATATGTTAAAGGATTAAAAATGCCATGGATTGAAAACGTAGCGGCAGATGACATTCCAAAAAGATTTCATCACGAAGCCGGAGAGAACAGTATGCTGATCAGCATTGTTGATCCAGCTAGCTGGCGACCTGTGCCAGCACATAAGTTCAAAGAACAGCATAACTTTGAATTTTTGGATGTTGAAGAAAAGGACGAAGTTCTTGAAGAAGCTATGAAGTGCAGTCACGAGCAGGCTGCAGAGCTTGTTCGACTGTTGCAACACGCAAAGGAAAATCACATGAATGTGGTTGTCCACTGCTATGCAGGCATTTGCCGTAGTGGTGCAGTTTGTGAAGTTGGCGTCATGTTAGGCTTTGAAGATACTGGACGTTTCCGTAGCCCAAATCTTTTGGTTAAGCATCGCATGATGAAGGCATTAGGCTGGACTTATGATGCAGACGAAAAGCCAAACATTGATGATTGGCGAACATTTAGGAGTATTGATTAATGTATATATGTAGAGAAGAAGTTCAAAAGATTTTGGACACAATGGATAAGTTTCCAGAGGCGACTGCGTTTGAGTTGATCCAAGATGGACATAGCGGTATCGGTAGTACCACTACATTGATTGTACACGCTACCGTGAATGGACTAGACGGTCAGTTTAAAACAGAGATTTCAGGTGTAGAGAACTGGTAATGAAACTGTACAGTTGTAATAATACAACACTTAACCCTGTTAATCTAAGGTTGACAGGGTTTTGTTTTGACTATATAATATACACTTAAACAACAAAAGGACTAACAATGGCAGGCAAAGCAAAATCGGTTTATTTGACTATAAACCCAAAGGGAACATTTAAAACTGTGTTCAGTAAAGTGTTCTTTGATGCCAAAGCATACAATGAGTATGTTAAAACAGATGAGTTTAAAACCAAATGGCCTGCAGAAGAGTTTGATGTTGTAAAAGAAACTTATTGAGATAATAAAATGAAAACATGGGTAACAAGTGATTTGCACTTTGGGCATAAAAACATTATGAGTTTTTGCCCGCAGACACGAGCTCGTTTTAATAACGATGTTACCTACATGAACAACGCAATGGCAGAGGAATGGAACAACAAAGTTGAGCCAGACGATTTGGTTTACATCTTAGGAGATGTGGCGTTCATGTCGGGTAGCGATGCAGGTAGAATGATAATGCGGTTGAACGGCACAAAGATTTTGATTGAAGGCAACCACGACAAGAAGACATTAAAGGATGCTACATTCTATAATGCATTTGAAGAAATACACAAGTATTTGGATATTACTTATGATGGTCATAAGATCGTTATGTTTCACTATCCAATCGCTGAGTGGGATCAAATGCATAAAGGTGCGTTACATTTTTATGGACACTTACACGGTGGTTCTAGTGGGTTAGAGAAATATCGTGCGTTAGACGTTGGAATGGATTCAACCGGCGAGATTGTAATCTCTATGGAAAGGGCCATCCGATTGATTAAAGATAAAGAGATTAAAGGCCATCACGTTTAAGGAGTAGACTATGACAATGATAGTAAGAGCTAGAGTATTTGCCACAGCGGCTCACGCGGCTGTTGGACAAGTGCGTAAGTACACTGGCGAACCATACATTGTCCATCCTGCTGAGGTTGCAAAGATAGTAACTGATGCAGGTGGCACTGAAGCTATGATCTGCGCTGCCTGGTTACATGACACAGTAGAAGACACTGGAGTGACCATCGAGACAATCCGTGCAGAGTTTGGTGCAGAAGTTGCTGAGTTAGTGGGTTGGTTAACTGACGTTAGTCGTCCAGAGCATGGTAACAGAGCACATCGCAAGGCATTAGACCGAGCACACTCTGCGGCAGCACCTGCTGAAGCACAGACAGTTAAGTTAGCTGACTTAATCGCTAACACTCGTAGTATTATGGAACATGACGTTGCGTTTGCTAGAACCTACTTAGAAGAAAAGCGGTTAATGTTAGAAGTTATGACAAAAGGTGATTCTATATTAATGGCCGAAGCTAGAAAGTATATTGGCAAATGACATATATTACTAACAAGTACAAATCAATCCGACTGCCCAATGATCCGGGTATGTTGGATTGGTTGAGAGATACATATCCTAACTCCGGTTATTATATTGTGGAGGAGAATACAAATGCAAGATGAAAGCCATTTGCCTGTAGCAGAACAGAGCCTTGTATTTCGTTTGCGTAAGCGAGCTGAAATACGTAGGCAGATTAAAGATCGTAAAAGTGTTCAAGAGGGTGCTAGCGACAGAATAGCAGACTTACTTGAAGAAGCGGCTATTGAACTAGAAAGGTTACAACAATGTCAAAGTGCTATCAACTGATTGGGGTTCCGGGCTCCGGAAAAAGTACCTGGGTAGACAGCCAAGATTGGGCCATAAGCTGTGCAAAAGTTAGCACAGACAAGTGGGTAGAAATCTATGCTAAGGAAGTTGGTCTTACCTACTCTCTAGTGTTTGTAGATTTTATGCCCACTGCTATCGATTTGATGGCAAAAGAAGTTGTTGCAGCTCGTGAAATGAAGCGTGATATCATCTGGGATCAAACCAGCACTACTCTTGCAAGCCGCGCTCGCAAGTTTCGTATGTTGCCAGACTATGAACATATTGCAGTAGTGTTTCGTACTCCGGAACATACAGAACTTATGCGTCGATTGTTAAGCCGTCCTGGCAAGGAGATTCCGGATCACGTTATTGCCAGCATGATCGCCAGTTGGGAAGAACCAACTGAGGATGAAGGTTTTAAAGAAATATGGTACGTATAAAATAGGACCTCCGGGTCCTATTTTTTTGACTCAAATTTTCCAAGCAATAAATACAACAAAGGAAAATTGATGTTTCATAAAGATAGTTTTTGCCCCGAAGTTTGGAGTCAGATTGAAATCAGCAATACTGGTGATTTTAAAGGATGCTGTTTGGCAAACTTTGGCGATGACAACAGTGTAGCATTAGATGAGAACAATCAACCAATGAATATTCTTACTCATACGTTTGATCAGGCTATCAATAGTAAGACGCATAAAGAGCATAGATTAATGCTGTCTAGAAATGAAAAACCTGCTAAATGCACTAGTTGTTACGATAACGAAGAAGCAACGGGTAAACCATCTAGTAAACGACAACGTGTGATTAGATTTACTGCACCTAATATTCCTGCATACACAACAGTAGATACCGCAGCATCTCTTACTGCACTTGATGGATCTATTAAACAAAACATTGTAAACTTAGATTTAAGATTTGGAAATCTGTGCAATCAAAAATGTATTATGTGCAGTCCCGAATACAGCAGTGCATGGTACAGTGATTGGTTAGATATTAAACCTCATAATAAGTTTTTTCCAAGCGAGTTTAAAAGTTACGAAATACTCAAAGACGATCACGGCCGTGCGTACAGTAACTTTTCTAACTGGTGGGAAAGTGACATATGGTGGACTAAGTTTGAAGAGATAGCTCATCAAATACGTTACATCTATTTTACAGGCGGCGAACCATTTTTAGTACCCGCAATGCAAGAGATACTAGATAGACTCATTGCTAAAGATTTTGCCAAACGTGTGCAGTTGAGGTTTGACACTAATCTCAGCGTGATAAATGATAAAGTAATAGACAAGCTAAAAAAGTTTAAGCGTATTATAATGTGCGTAAGTATTGATGAGACTGAAGATCGATATGAGATTATTAGGTTTCCGGGAAACTATAAAAAGTTTTTAACTAATATTGAGTTGTTAAAATCTAGACAGATAGAGATACAGTTTTTAACAACTTGCATTGGACTTGCAACACCCTATACAGTGTTGCGAATAGATAAACTAGCCAACGAGTTAGGTATAGCTCGCAAATATAGATTCTTAGAAGGACCACTTTGGTTAGACATTAGACAATATCCAAAGGGTGCAAAACTAGAGATCATTGAGAAGTATAAAACTGCAATGAAAGAACCCGGCGATCATACTTGGACTAATGCAGTAGTTAATCTTCTTACAAAATATTTAGACCAAAGTGACGATGTTCACCTGCAAGAGTTTATTCGAGTAATGAACATCTTAGATCGAAATAGAGGAACAGATTGGAAATCTACACTTGACGAAGTCTATGACTTGTTGTCAAGACATGCACCTCAGTTAGATTTTCAAAAATCTGACAACTTTAAATACGGACAAAACTAAACATGACAACACCAAGAATACGAACTCAAGAAGAACGAGATTTAATAACATCTAATTTACGAGATCCGGTTACTGTCGAAAACTTTTTAACAGCGGATGAGATCAATGAACTAATCGAAATGTATGACAATGACATGTCTAAGATACATAAGAACACTGGTCCGGTCACTACTGAACTTAAAGATCAGTTTAAGACACATCCGTTACTTAAGAGCATCCACAATAGATTACAAGAGAAAGTTGGCGAGTGCGGTGTTTACACTGCTCTGCACTTCAATGTAAAGTTTCCGCATATCATTCATAACGATGATGACAAGCTAGGTCCGGTAGTATATAAAGCAATGACATTACCATTGCGTATAGAATACGAAGAAGGTGTTAGCGATGTTTACCCAAAACTGTGTATGTTTGATCAATATTATCTAGAAGGGCCAGCAAAGTTTTTTGGCGGTACTAAAAAAGAGATTCCTAGTTTTTACAACGAACCAGTCTACGAATATAGTCAAGTGCAGAATAAAAGTTTAGTATCGTTTGATCCAGCTATCTACAAACAATATCTAACCCACTTGCAACCATTTTGGCTTAACGGTTTAAGTTTGAAATCTACACATGTCTGGAAGCCCGGTAATGCTGTAATATTTGATGCAGTAAGATTGCACTGTGCAAGCGATTTTAAAACCCAAGGAATTAAATCCAAACTAGGTCTCAGTATATTTACTTAC